TTGTCGGGGCTCTGTACCAGCAGCGCGGGGCGGCAATTGTGGTGGTGGGGGGCCGCGTCGCGCGCTTCGGCGGCAGCGCCTAACTGTGCGTCCGAGCCGACTGCGGCCGGCGTTTGTTCGATCGTCATCGTCTGGTCCTTGAATGTTGAACTTGGCGTCAGGCGCTGCGCGTTGCTGCTGAGCGCGGAGCTTTGCAGCGCCTGGCCAGCTCCACCAACCAGGCGCGAAACGCCGGCGGCGTGTGCTCTCGCTCGGCCTTGCCCATGATCTTGACGGTCCTGCACTCGGGCATGCGCACGACGACGGCCGAATGCTGGCGCGGCGCGGGCATGGGCGGCAGGTCGTCAGGCCCGGCGCCGACGATGTATAGCCAGGTGCGTTTCTCGGCGCGGTGGCCCCAGTCGCACTGCCGCACCTCGACTGTCCACCCGCCCCACTGGTCCGGGGCTCGGCCGCGGCGCGGGAGGCCGAAATGCGCCCACGCGCGGCTGCTGGCTGGATGCTCGAGGACGCCGCCGACGCGGCGCACCGTCGCCAACGCAAACGCGAAAGTGCCGCCGTCGTTGCCCCATGCAAACTCGGCCGCCTTGTGCGCGTAGCGAGACAACACAACGCCGTTGATCAGCGACCACCTCGTGCAGGGCGGATGCGCGACCACGGGCAGCTCGCCCTTGTACGTCATGGCGTCGCGGTTCTTGTCCCAGACGTCCACGTCTGGCATGGTCTTGTAGCCGCTGTCGTGCCGCGCGAACAGCACGGCTACGTGTGAAGATGGCATGGCGGTCATCTGGTCTGCGCGCCAATGGCGACGGCGCGGTCGTACAAGGGCAGAACTTCGGGGTAGTGCAGCGCCAGCCAATTCCTGTAACCGTGGGCGTCTGGCGTCTCGCGCGGGTACCAAGTGCCGTCGCGCACGCGGTTGAGGTCGCCCAAGCCCTCAAGCTTGGTGTAGACGGGGTTCAGCGGCAGCCGGTCCTCGGCCAGCACGAAGCCGACCACCTCGTCGGCGGTCCACTGTGCCAGCGGGGTGCACACGCGCCGACCGTTGGCGACGTAGTGCTCGCCCCGCGTGATGAGGTTCCACGCGCGCCCGCGGCTCTCCTGCGCCCGCAGGCCCAGTGCCACGCCATCGATGCCGTCGGCGCGCAGGCGCTCCTCCAGCCGCCTGATCTTGAGCAGCGCAGGGTAGGGCTCTCGGCCGTCCAGGACGGCCTCGACGTCCCATTGGTACGGCACGATGCGCCAGTCGGCCTGAGCCGCAGCGCGGGCCATGAGGTCCACGTGCGCCGCGCGGTCCGGCAACGGGTTGGGCGGGTCGGCGCGGTAGACGGGGATGGTAGGGTCGATGCGCATGGTCAGCAGCAGCAGCGCGGTGGAATCCTTGCCGCCGCTGCACGAGACGGCTGGCCGCTGGCACCGCGACCGCCAGTCATGGATGACCCGCAGTGCGTGGTCCACCAGCATCGACATGCGGCGGGTATGCGCCAGCGCTGCGAGGGCCCGCACGCGCGACTTTGCGTTCGCGGTGTGCTCGGAGCGCAGCTGGGTCAGCAACGGCATGGCATGCGGCCTCCACGGTGGGTTTGAGCGCGCAGCGTGTGCCTGCGCGGACAATGGTCTCGGTCTGGCGCGCCGGGTGCCAGTAAGGCGGCCTGATCGGGCCCGTGACGGTGCCCTCGTGCCACGCGCACCATGACGCCGGCAGGTGGCGCTGCGCGACGCCGTCGGCCACCAGCACGGTGGTGGGGTCGGCGTCCAGGTATTCGGCGCTCCAGCCGGTCACCAGCCCGTAGCCGGCGCTGCGCCAGGAGCCGACGAACAGCACCCGGCGCGCCAGCCGCAGCAGTTCGCGGCGATCGCCGATTGCGGCCCACTGCACGTATGGAGTGACGATCGTCGTCAGCGCCTGCATGCGGTTCTTGCCGGGCCCAAGCCCCAGATTCACGCCGTTGGCCAGCGCCTCGATGTCCTCTCCGTCGCGGCGCTTGACGACGTGCGATCGGACCATGCGGGCTTCGTCTGGCAGGCGCATCGACGTGCACAGGCGCGCCGTGACCCCGTTTAGAGAGTGCGAGCAGATGGGTATGGGCACGGTCGGCAGGTCCTCGAGCCTCGTCGTGCGCGACACGGGCACCTGTCGGGAGTTGGGGTGCGCCGTCTCCAGCAGCCCGTCCAGATGCAGCTCGTCGTCGACCACGATGGGCGCGGCCACGTGCGCTGTCAGCAGCACGACTGGCACGGCCTATCTCCCCGCCGCCTGCGCGATCGAGATCAGCGCGGCGCGCGCGGCGTTGATGCGCTGAGGATCCTCCAGCCATGCCGTGTACGGCTCGGCAGGGATGCCGTGCTCGACGCGCAGCCGACCGAAACCGGATCCGGTCTTGCCGCCGAGCGTGCGCAGCAGCGACAGGGCGTAGCCGAGCACGCCGAGCTCCACGTCGTAGATGCTGCGCATGGGCACGATGGTGGTGACCAGCGTTGTGCCTGGCAGCAGGGCCTCGACGGTCACCGGCATGGGCGTAACGCCGCTGGACTGCGGGTCCTGCTCGTCGCGGTCGACGTGACGCACCAGCGATACGTCGGTCAGCAGGGTCTCGCCGGGCACCAGCGGCGCGTCGACCGCGAGGTCGGCCGGCACCAGCGCGGACTCAACCGTCTCGGTGCAGCGCGGGTACAGCCACCCGATCGACACGACGCCCGGCAGCATCCAGGTGTACAGCGCGGCGCCGAACACGGACAGCGCGGGCAGCGCATCGCGGATCTCGCGGGTGCGCTTGGGGTCGGTGCGCGTCTCGGACCCCTCCAGATGGCCGCCATTGGCCAGCGCGGCGTAGAGCTTGTCCCACTGCTGGGAGCTCAGGCCGTGCTCAGCGTAGGTGGCCACGGTCAGACCGCAGCGCATCAGCAGGTCGCGCATGACGATGCGGCGCAGGCAGCCGCGCAGCGCGTTGCCGCTGATGGCGGGCACGCCGGCGGAGTCCGGGCGCATCGCCAGAGCGATGCGCCGGAAGGCCACCGCGTTGCCGGAGTCGGCGCCGAATGCGCCGTGGTGCAGCGGCGCTTCGGTGGTGATGACGACGCGGTATGGCGTCATGTTCTTCGGCGCGCGCACGCGGGATTGCGGCATGGTCAGGTCAGAGGTCATGGTGGGTCTCCACTACGTCGAACATGGTCGTCTGCGTGTCCTGCGGCGGCTCGTCTGCCGACAGCGGGGCGGCCTTGGCGCGCTGACGGCGGGCTGCGGTGGCGGCCTTGTGCCGGTCATAGGCCAGCGCGATGAGCAGCGACGGGCGCTCGCGCATGCGGCGCATCACGGCGACGGCGTCGTCACGCGCGATGCTTGCGGCGTACTGCGCGACGGCGATGCCGCCTGGGCTGCTGGGAGGCACGGCGAGGTCGGCCATCATGTAGGCGCAAAACGCCTCGATCCCGCGCCCGCTGTGGCGCTGCACGCGCCGTGGGAGCAGCGCCTGCCAGAAGGTGAGGCCGTCTTTCGTGCGCGCCTCGGAGGACTGGCACAGCGCAAGCAGCAGCTCGATCGCGCGCTCGTCGGTGGGGTCGATCATGGGTGGCTCCGTGGTCGTGGTGGAGATCGTGACGGGGGCGTGGGCGACGATGATTTGCAGGGCCGGGTCTCCGCGCCGCGGCGCGATGACCGCCTCGGCCTCGGCCCAGGCGGCCGCGCTGCGGGCGGCGATCTTGGTGGTGGAGTAGTGCCCGGAGAGGATCTCGTCGCGAGAGAACCAAGCGCGGCCCTTGTCGTCACCGGCTCGCAGGGCCAGCACGGCGGCGTACAATGGCGCGTCGCGTCGAGGGCGCACGTCAATGGTCCCGGCGTCGGACCCGATGCGCAGCACGGCCGGCGTGCAAGGCTCGGCGTACAGCACATGGTGCTTCTGGCGGCTCACCGCCCACGACAGGACTTGGAGGTCATCGGGGGGCGCGATCAGCAGAGACCAGACGTCGGCCCATGCGGGCGTGACCAGCCGACCGCCGATCACGGCGACGGTCAGCGTGCGCAGCGGCGGCGGGTCGTCTCCAGGACGGCCGGAGAGCAGGCGCAGGCAGCCTGTGCACACGTCGTCGGCCTCTCGATCGACGCAGCAGTCCCAATCGGAGAAGCCCGCGCCCAGCGCCTTGCGCCATTTGCCGGCCGAGTCGTACGGCGAGCTGCCACAGACGAAACAGCGGCAGCCGGCGCCGCTGGCCACGCCCATGGCGGCGGCCAAGGCATGCCTGGCGGCGCTGCGCGGGCTCGGGGCCATCATGCCTCGTCACCGGCCGCATCGGCGGCGGCCTTGGACGGCGCAGGGTCGTGCCGCTGCGCCTCGGCAGGTGCCGTTGCCCTGGCCGCGGCGGCACGCTGTCGCAGCGCCGACTTGAGCCTGTCGGCGGCGCCGGCTGGCTCTTGCGTGCCGGTCGCCTGCGGCGTGTCAAGAGGCTCAAACCAGTCCGCTGCGGCGCTCATGCCGTCGCGCAGGCTCGCGTAGATCTTGCGCAGCGTGACGACCTGCGCAGGCTGGATCGCGTCCAGCCTGCGCTGGATGCGCCGCTCGATCTGCTCGCGCGTGACGCCGAACTGACCGAAGGCCTCGACCAGCTTGCGCATGGCCTCTGCACTCGTGTCGGCCGTCGCGTGCATGGTCGTCTCGCACTGCGTGACGGCGGCCTCGACGACGTCGCCAGGAATGACGCCGAGGATGCAGGCTCGCAGCCGGCGCGCTCCCTGATTGGCGACCATCTCGTAGATGTCGCGCGGATCCACGAGCCGCCGCGCGCCGTCCTTGGTGTAGCGGACGTGCGGCACTTGGAACGTCACCTCGCGCCGCGTGTTGGTCTCGACGTCCCACGCGAACGCCTGCACCGTGCTCTCGCCGTTGCGCTGGTCGAGCTCGCGGATGCCGAACTGCATGTTGCCCCACGCCTGCGCGATCGCCTCGGCGAGACGAATCGAAGGGCCGCTGATGTCGCTGCCGCCGCGGCTGTAGGTGTAGACGGCCGCGTTCGCCAGCGTCGGGCGCGTGCAGGCGTTGAGGATGCGGTCCATCGCCGCGATCGGATCGCGCGGGTTCATCCTCGCGATCATCATGGCAGCCTGCACCTCGGCGATGGCGCGCTGCTGGTCGGACTGGGCGACGGCGTTGCTGCCAGGCCGTGCGGCGATCTGCGCATCGCCGAATGGGTTGGCAGCGCGCGGCGTCGGGGTGGTGTCGGTCATCTATGGCCTCCGTTGTCACTTGAGCACGAATCGGCGCGACGGCTCGCCGGCCTTCACGAATTGCGCGTACAGGTCGGGGTGCTGCGCTTTGAACGCCTGCACGTCGAAGCGCTGCGGTGCCGCGGCGGCTTTCCACGTGCACAGCGTCTGCCCCGATGCGTCGACCAGCGTGTCGTGATCGCCCATCGCCCGCATCACCACGGCCTTCCACTCTTCCTCGGCCGCCTCCAGGTACTTGGCCTGCTTGCGCAGATCGCGCAACTGCGACAGCGCGTGCAGCACCTCGTCGTCGGCCACCACGACGCTGGCCTTGGACGCGCGCCCCCAGCGGGCCTGCACGTCGGCGTAGCTCACCGGCTCGGGCGGCTCGCCCCGCTGGACGCGCTGCCAGAAGTCGGCGCAGGCGTCGACGATCATCTGTTGCAGCTCCCGATCGGCCGGCACCTCGTAGATGCGGAAGTCGGCGCCGCCGATCAGCACGGCGACGTCGGCCACCTCGAATCCCGTCACCTCCAGGTAGTGCTGCACCTGCAGGTAGTAGGCCTGCGGTATCTCGTCACTGCGCGGATCGCCCCAGCCCTCTGCCGTGCGCGCGGTCTTGGCCTCGAACACACGGCGCGGGCCGTCCGACGGCAGCACGAATCCGTCGAGATTCGCGACCATGAACTCATGCCGCGGATGCCGCAGCAGCTGGTTGAGCACGCGGACCTCGTAGCCGGTTTCGTCGGCGTAGGCCTGCCGCACGACGGGCTCGAGGTAGCGGCCCCAGCGCATGGCGTCGTTGTCGGACTGCGGAGGGGCTTCGCCGCGCTTCTCAAGGTACAGCTGCAGGGGCGTCTTCCACTTCGAGATCCCCAGCATGGCGGCGACGTCCGAGCCTCCGATCCCTGTGGCTCTCTGCGCCAGCCACTGGGCGCGATCTTGCGTCACAGCCACACCACCACCGCTGCGGCGCACAGCGCGACCAAGACGACGCTGACCAGCGCCGGCCATGACAGCAGGCCCTCAAGCGCGCCGAACCGTGCGTCATCCTCGGGCAGCCAACACGCATCCGGCGTCGGGCACGGCCGGCGCCGCCCGCTGGCGCAGCGATTCGTGACGCAGGCCGCGTAGCCGGTGCGCCGCACCTCGGCCGGGGAGCCGTACAGGAAGGGCTCACGCGTCGGGTACGTGTCGGCGAACTCCTGCGCGTGCAGCGCCGCGTGGCGCTCGCTGCGGTATTCGCGGCGCGGCGTCATGCGCGCGATCGCGCGGTCCAGGTCGGCCTCGGACACGGGGCCGGCGGGGGAGTTGTTGAGGTTAGATTTCACAGAAGACCCTCTTGCACAGGCTGTCTCGGTTCTTCGGGCGGCAGTAGCTGGCCCTGGGCGTAGGCGTTCTCAATACGGGCGCAAGCGCTGTCGAAGTGCTTGCGTTCAATCTCCACGCCGACAAATCGCCGCCCTTCAAGAACGGCAGCAACGCCAGTGGTTCCGCTGCCCATGAACGGGTCGATGATGAGTGGGCGGTCGCAAGCCTTCACTAGTTCGCGCATCACACTCACCGGCTTTTCTGTCGGGTGGTGAGTGTTCCCACTGCGTGCCACGTTGAGCACATTGCCGGTTCCCGGACCAGCTTTCAGCGTTCCCCGCGCTCCCCAGCACACAAGCTCGTGCTGGCTACGCCACTTGACACCCATCGCACCGTACAGCTTGTTCCACACGATCATGTTGCGCACTCGAAAACCAGCGTCTTCGACAGCGTCAACCGTATAAGGCCACATGCGCCAGTCCGTGAAAAGGTAGCACTCGGCCACGCGAAAAATCTGGCCCACGCTGCGAATCAGCCGAAGATAACCGCGCGTGCTGTAGGTGTCGCCGTGTATGGTGTGCGTTACCGTGCTGCCAATCGATCCACTGCCCTTGCCGGCTTCTTGAAATCCTCCGCTGCTGTAGGGAGGGTCAGAAACAATAGCCGCATCAAACGGCACATTGCCAAATCCGCAGATGTCTGCTACGTCGCGGAAATCACCGTGCCACAGTTCCGCGTTACCGATCACTACTTTCTCGGCCATCATCGTCCGCGTTGTGCGATCAGAAATACATCGCCGCCAGATGCACCGCCAGCGCGACCAGCAGCAGCACCCCAAGTGCCACGATCACGGCGTCGGCGATGCGGCCGGTGCGCTGCACCTGGTCGCGGTGCAGCAGCGCGGCCTGGATGCGCTCGGCATCCTCGCTCGGCCTCGGCGGCGGCGGCACGTAGGCGCCGCCGATGACGATGCCCGTGCGCGTGCGCACGAGCTTGGCGACGCGGTCGCTGGTGTATTGGCTCATGCCGCCTCCCGCGTCGCGATCAACGCCTCGTCGCGCTCGGCCCGGCGCTCGGCGATGAACTCATCGACCCAGCGCTCGCGGGTCTCGTCGTCTGCGATCGAGGCGCGGCACATGCGCCCGTTGACGAGCACGCCGACCACCTCGACTCGCTCGGGGTAGTGCGGCAGATACCAGCCGTCGCCTTCCTCAGGCTGGATCTCGAGCTCCACCACGACCGGGGCCTGGTCCCATGTGGTGCGCAGCAGCGCGCACCCGGCCTGCGGCGTCAGGGCGGCGCCGGTGTACTGCGCCAGCTCGGCGCCCATGCGGCTGATCTGCGCCTCGTAGGCGCGGCACAGCTCGGGATAGCTGGTGTACCCGTCGTGGCTGTGCCGCCGAGTGAGGCTGGCGATGATTTCGGTGGGGGTGAGACCGCTCATGCCTGCTCCCCCATCGGGATCGCCTGCAGCTCGGCAATCTTGTTGTTGATTTGGGCCATGCGCGCCGCGAACTCCTTGTGGATGCGCGTCTTCTCGTCTTCAAGCGCGCCGATCTTCGCGTTCAGCACCGCAGCCTTGATGTTTTGGCCGGGTCGGAAATCGAACTCAACGGGGCCGAGGCAAACGCCCCAGACGGTTGCATCCCGATCTGGTTCGTCAAGCACAAAGTACCGCACACTGCCGGCTGGCCCATAAAGGCCATACGTGTCTTCGTCGGCGTAAACGTAGCCCTTGATGCGCACCGAGTCCATCGTCGTTCCTCCCGCGCCACCCGCCTCCGGCGAGGCGCCCAATGGTGCGATGGTGCCGATGATGCCCATGCGACTGCAGGTGTAAACACAATTTTTTCTATCACGCTCCGCGTCGCCATAGGAAAGATTCAATCCATGGCGAGCATCCGATGCCTATGATTGGCCACCATGGACGATTCCGATCTGGAAAACGGCCCGTGCATCACGCTTGGGCCGATCAAGCTGCAGCAGCGCCCGTCAGGCGAGCTGCTGGTGTACCACGCGGCGCTGCGCGAGCCGGTGGAGGTGGACGCACTGCAGCTCCAGCGCTGGCTGCTGCGGCAGTTGCGTGAGCACGTCGGGGTGTAGTACCATGGCCAGGGTCTCCTCCCATGGCCAACCTCTCCCTCGGGCCATGGTGCTCTGCCCGGCCGGGATTCATGCCGGCCGGGCTGTTTTTTTTTGCCCCGGCCACGGTAGGGCCGTGATGCGCACAGGCAGTGTCAAGCGGGATTGCAGCACTGGTAACCGCGCTTGCGCCAGGCGGGTGTCTGGTTGTAGCATGCGCCCGTGAAAACCTCAGACCTCATCCGTAAAGCAGGCGGGCAGCAGAACGTCGCACGACTTTTCCGCATCACCAGGCAAGCGGTGTCCCAGTGGGGGGAGTATGTCCCGCTGCTGCGCCAGCTTCAGCTGCAGAAGATGAAGCCGCGTTGGTTTCGCGATGGCCGTCTCAAGGTGTCGCAACAGCAGGATGGTGGCGCACGCCGTGATGATCGAGATGACGCCTGAGATTGGAGGCGCTCATGATTCTGGAACATGGCGAACAGGCGGTTTCAGACGCCACCGCGCCATGGAATTGTGCTCACCAGCAAACCGAGCTGCGCACGCGCCGAATCGCTGGTGGTGGCATCCAGTACGCGCACCAGTGTCTGAGTTGCGGGCGGGCCGTAGGAAACGCCGTCCCGCACAACAAGATCGGCGTGCTGCCACCGATGTGGGACGAAACCATAGCCGCGCTGCACGAGGAACGGTGCGTTCAGTACCGCCTGCGGCGTGCCATTGATCGAGAGCGCGAGGCCGCACAGAGGCGCGAGGCCTATCAGAGCTATCTGCTGACGCCGCAGTGGCGTGATAAGCGGCGACGTGTCCTCGAACGCGAACGCTACATCTGCCAAGGGTGCCGCGAACGGCGGGCAGAGGAAGTGCATCACCTGACGTACGAGCGCGTCGGAAGAGAACTATTGTTTGATCTGGTCGCGTTGTGCAGCCTGTGCCACAGAGCGGCGCACGATGATGCCTGACGCTTCATCTCTCGCCACGCCGCTGGCTTGGGCGCTTGCGTACGCCGCCATCGGGTGGAGGGTATTTCCCATTGAACCTGGCGAGAAGCGTCCTCTCGGCCGCCTGGTGCCACGCGGCATGTTGGACGCCAGCGTCGATCCGCACGTCATTCAGCAGTGGTGGAAAGCCGCGCCGGATGCCGGCATCGGCATCGCCTTGGCTCCGTCCGGTTTGGTGGCCATTGACGTGGACCCTCGCAACGGTGGCATTGAGACCTTTGAGGAGCTTCAGTCGGCCCATGGAAGCCTGCGCTCCGACGTGATGGCGTTTACCGGCGGCGGCGGCGAGCATCACGTTTTCGCGCTGCCCGAGGGCATGCGCTTGCGCCTGCCGGGTACGCTCGGACCAGGGGTTGACGTCAAGGCGAACGGCTATATCGTCGTTGAGCCAAGCAGGCATCCGAACGGAAAGCAGTACGCATGGGAGCTCAGCAGCAACCCGCTGCAGGGCATTGCCCCGTCGCCGCTGCCAGATTGGCTGAGAAGCCTGCGCGTCGAACTCAAGACCCCTGAATCGGTAGCGTCTGGGCCGTCAAGGCCCGTCGACCCGATCAAGTTCAAGGATCTGCGAGAGGCACTGTACGCCTTGGACGCCGACGACCGGGACACATGGCTGCGCGCCGGCATGGCGCTGCATTCGACCGGCTGGGGACAGCCGGCCTATGCGATGTGGTGCGCTTGGTCGCAGCAGTCGGACAAGTTCGACGCGACCGACCAGCGCAAGACGTGGGAGAGCTTTCGCCGCGATGATGGCGGCATCACGCCGGCTTGGGTCTTTGCGAAGGCTGCAGAAACCGGGTGGGTGAACCCGCGGGCTCGGGTATTGGAGGAAGTGCCCGTCGGCGACTGGACGAGCGAGATACCGCCGGAAGGCGCAGAGTCGGTGCGCAAGCCGTCCATTCGCCTTCTGGACTATGACGCCCTCTTGGCGCAACACGCGCAGCAGCGGTGGCTGGTGAAGAAGGCCATCCCGTGCAATGCTCTGGGCATGCTGTTTGGCGGCAGCGGTACGTACAAGACCTTCGTAGCGCTGGATCTGGCTCTGCGCGTCGCCCACGGCATGCAGTGGCTCGGGCGCAAGACGATGTCGGGGGATGTCGTGTACCTGGCGGCCGAGGGCGGCACGGGCATCTGTGACCGCATGACGGCCTGGTATCGCGTGCACAAGGACCGCCGGCCTACACCATCGCTGCGCGTCATCCCGCAGACCATCAACTTGTCCGAGGACGCTTCAGAGGTCAAGGCGGCCATCGAGGCGGCCGGCATCAGCCCATGCCTGATCGTCATCGACACGATGAGCCAGACTAGCGCTGCCGAGGAAAACAGCGCCACAGAGACCGCACACTATCTGCGCGAGCTTGGCGCCATGCTGCGTGACGTGTGGCAATGTTGCGTCTTGATCATCCACCACACTGGGCACGGCGCCACGGAGCGCCCGCGCGGGTCCAGCGCCTTGCGCAGCAACATCGATTTCCTGCTCGGCCTGTTTCTGGATGGCGATGGCAGCGAGATGTGCACCCTGACCTGCGACAAGCAGAAGGACGGGGAGCGGTTCAAGGACGAGTCGCTGCGCGTCGTCAAGGTCGAGATAGGACACGACGAAGACGGCGACGTAATCGATTCCATGGTGGCATTCTGGGTCGACAACGGGAGCGAGTTGCGCGACGCAGTGCGGCACGAACGCGAGCGCGGCAAGCGAGGTTACCTGGCGACGCTGTGCGATCTGGCGCAGGACGGCATGGAAGCCGAGGAATTGCGCAAGAAGTTCTACGACGCCTGCGGGCTGGACAAGTCCGACAGCCGCCGCCGAACCTTCAACCGTACAATCGAGAAGGCCGCCAAGGCCAACCTGGTGGCCATCGTTGACGAGAAAGTGCGCGTTTTCAGCAAGGTGTAACCGGGACATGAAAATGACGAATCGGGACAAAAATACTGAACACCGGGACAGCGGGACATCTCGCGCGCGCGTAAAGGGTTATGTCCCGTTTGTCCCGGGACAAAAAACCGTCCCCGGGACAAAACGACCGGGACATCGGTACACCCGGCCTGAGGCCGGGCGTCCCGCTATCCCGGTCTCCGGCACAGGTGGGCGTGGCATGAAGTTGTGGGCCGCAACGCATCCCGTGAACCCGGCAGAGTTCGACGACCCCGACCCGCAGGTCGCCGCCCGGCTGGCTGAGCGCCGCGAGCTGATGCGCAGGGCCGCGTTGACGGCCATCGCGCACGCTGACGCCGGCCGCGACATGGATCCGCACCACATCGCCTGGGCGCGCGAGTTCGTGCGGCTCAACCCGCCGCTGGGCAGGCCGTTGGGGACGGGGGAGTAGCCGTGGGGCAGAGACTGGGCGCGCAGCTCGGCGGCGTGCGCGATCTTGATGGGATCCGCATGCGGTGCTACTGCGACCCCGACACCGGATGCTGGCACTGGCGCGGCACCAACGGCAAACGCCACGACCGCTGCCGTTCGCGCGAACCCCTCGTCTGGCTCGCTGACCAGCGCCGCACGGCTACGGTCTGCCGCGCGGCCTGGATGCTGGCCGGCAAGCCTCTCAAACCGGGGTACGTGGTGTGGCGCCGATGCCGGGTCTCGGACTGCGCGAACCCGGCCCACCTCATGGCCGGCACCAAAGCGCAATGGGGAGCGTGGGTCGCCAGGACCGGCTACCTGCGCGGCCGGATCGAGCGCACCATCATCAACCGCCGCAACATCCTCAACGCCGGGCGGACAACGCTGACGATGGAGCTGGCGCAGTGGATCCGGGAGAGCCAGCAGACCGGCAGGGAGATCGCCCGCGTCCTGGGAGTCGGCGAGTCGCCGATCAGCCGGATACGGCTGGGGCAGACGTTCCGCCCCACGCCCGCCGCCAGCGTGTTCGACGTCGGCGCGATGCGCAGAGCGACGTGAGCATCACCAACGTGGCGTTCGTCGTGCCCGGCGAGCCGCAGGGCAAGGGACGCGCTCGAATCGTCAAGGTCGCCGGATACTCGCGGATGGCCACCCCGTCCAAAACCGTGGCCTACGAGGGCCTGATCGCACTGGCAGCCAAGCAGGCCATGGCCGGCAACGCCCCGCTGACAGGGCCGTGTGCGATCGACGTGGTAGCCGTGTGCGCCGTGCCGACGTCGTGGTCGGCAAAGAGGCGCGCCGCAGCGCTGGCGGGCGCCATCAGGCCGACCAAGAAGCCGGACGGCGACAACGTGCTGAAGGCGGTCTGCGACGGGATCAACGGCGTCGTGTGGGCCGACGACGTGCAAGCCGTTGATCAGCACGTCAGCAAGGTCTACGGCCAGCGCCCAGAGCTGCGCGTCGTCGTGGCCGCGATCTCAGGCGCCAAAGCCTGACCACACGCACGCACCAAGCATGTGCACGTTACTGGGTCCTTCCTTGCGTTTCACAATGCGGGAAGTTCGGACCCCGTGCACCCGTTAGTTAGTGCTCACTCACGTAGCTGAAGTTAGTACGCGCTAACATTGCCACCAGGATCCTCGGCATGCTCTACGAGATCGACACCACCGACCTGGAGCGCGTGCGCCGGAGCTACGCCCAGTTCAGCTCCCGGCGCTTTGCTGCCGGCCTGGCGACCGCGCTCACGGCCGTAGCGCAGGGCGTGCGCGAGGACGAGCAGCGCGAGATCCGCGACGTGTTCGACCGCCCGACGCCGTTCGCCCTGGGCCAGATCTACGTCCAGCGCGCCACCGCCGCCAGCCTGCAGGCCGAGGTCGGCGTCAGCGACTGGCCGTTCACCGTCGGCTTCCTGAAACCGCACGTTTTCGGCGGCTCGCGGCGCCTCAAGCGGTTCGAACGGCTGCTGATCAGCGCCGGCGCCATGCCAGACGACACGTTCGCGGTGCCGGGCAAGTTCGCCAAGCTCGACGCCTACGGCAACATGAGCACCGGGCAGCTGCGCCAGGTGCTCAGCCAACTGCGCATAGAGCCCACGCAGGGCGCCACCAGCGCTCTCCCGTCGGTCAGCGGGGCCGAACGCCGCATGCTGCGCAACGCGCGCCCCGGATCCGGTTTCGTCGGGCCCATGTCGGCCAGCGCCCTCAAGACGACCCAGGCCAAGCTCCGGCGCGTGGAGACGGCCTACCGGCGCGCCGGCGGCCGATTCGTGGCGTTCCCGTACGGCCGCGGCAAGCTGCTGCCCGGCATCTACCAGATCACGCAGTTCGCGCGACTCGGCCGCAGCGATCCGCGGCCGATCCTGATCTTCGTCACCCGCGCGACCTACGAAGCCCAGCGCTTCGACTTCTTCTACGTCTCCAAGCTGGGCGTCCAGCGCCGTCTGGGCCCGGCAGTCAATGCCGCCATGGCCGACCAGCTGCGCCGCTGGGCAGCCAAGTACCAGTCGGCGTCATGAGCGACACGCCAGCCGTCGGCAACCAAACGGAGTTTGCCCGCTCGCAGGGCTGGGCCCAGAGCTACGTCAGCCAGCTCAAGAGGGAGGGCCGGCTGGTGCTGACGGAGGACCTGAAGGTCGACTTCGAGGCCAGCCTCCAGCGCATCCGCGAGACCACCCGGGCGCCAGCGCGCGCCGCGCCAGCGGTGCAGGGCGCCGACTACAGCAACGCCCAGGCGCGCGAGCGGTACTACGCCTCCGAGCTCAAGCGCCTGGAGCTGGAGGAGCGCATCGGCAAGCTCGGCCGCGTGGAGGATTTCGACCGCGCCGCAGACGACGTGGCCGCGATCGTGCGCGCCACTGTCGAGGCTTGGCGCGACCGCCTGCCGCCGCGTCTGGCCAGCCTGGGCGGCGACGAGAGGCGCATCGAGGCGCTGCTGGCCGCCGAGTGCGAGGCCCTGCTGCGCACCATGGCGGACACGTTCGCCAAACACGCTCACGAGGCGCAAGAGCGCGACGCATGAGGGACTGGTGCCATGACAGCCACAGCCGCCCCCATTGACCCCGCTGTGCAGCCCGCAGCCGCGCCGTGCCAGGTGTCGCACCCGCCGATCCGGCAGCGCGTGCTGCAGCGCATGGCGCGCGGCGTGGCGCCGCGCCGGCTGCTGACGGTCAGCCAGTGGGCCGACGTCGAGCTCAAGGTCAGCACCAAGCAGGGCGACAAGTCGGGACAGTGGGTCACCGCGAACAACCCGCCGCTGCGCGAGCCCATGGACGCCATGAGCGTCCGCAGCGGCGTGCACGACATGGTGTGCATGTTCCCGATCCAGTTCGGCAAGACCTCGTTGTCGATCAGCGTCATCGGCTACACCATGTCCCATGACCCCTGCCCGCTGCTGGTGTGCCTGCCCAACGAGGTGACCCGCGACAAGTGGGTCGCGCAAAAGCTCCAGCCGTCGATCGACGAGACCCCGGCCATGCGCCGATCGCTCACCAGCGTGGCCAGCCGCGAGGCGGCGAACACGCGCACGTTCAAGGACTTCTTCGGCGGCCAGCTCTACATCGAGCACGCCGGCACGCCCGGCCGGCTCAAGCTCACTTCGGCGCGGCGCCTCATCGTGGACGAGGTGGACGAGTTCGCCGTCAACCTCAGCAGCGGCGACGACCCGCTGGAGATGCTGGAGGGCCGCACCAGCGCCTTCCCGACCAACTACCAGCGCCTGTACATCGGCACGCCTGGCCTGCGCAGCGTCAGCCGCATGCACTGGCTGTGGGAGCGCTCCGACCAGCGCCGCTACCACGTGCCGTGCCCCCACTGCGGCCACATGCAGCACCTGCAGTGGAGCGGTCTGCACTGGGCCAAGCACGCGCAGCCAGGCCAGCGCCGGCGCGTCTGGTACGTATGCGCCGAGTGCGGCAGCGAGATCGACGAGTACGCCAAGACCGACATGATCGCCGCCGGCCGCTGGATCGCCACCAACCCAGGCGCCCGCATCCGCGGCTACCACATCAACGCGCTGTACTACCAGCTCGACCTCGGGCCGCGCTGGTCAGACCTGGTCGAGAAGTGGCTCGAGGTCCAAGGCGACCCGGCCAAGCTCAAGACCTTCGTCAACGACCGCCTGGCCGAGCCCTGGGAGGACAAGAGCACGGCCAGCGTGCGTGCCAACGTCGTGCAGGAGCGCGCCGAGGCCTATCCACTGCGCACGGCCCCGCGCGGCGTCATCAAGATCACCGCAGGCACCGACACGCAGGACGACCGGCTCGAGGTGCACATCGTCGGCTGGGGCCGCGGCGGGGCTTTCTGGGCGCTCGACTACGTCGTGCTGCCCGGCGACCCCGCGCGGCCGGAGGTGTGGGCCGCGCACGCGGACCTGATCAACAGCCCGATCACGCACGACAGCGGCGCGCTGATGAGCATCGAGGCCACCTCAATCGACATGCTGGGCCACCGCACCGAGGCGGTCAAGGAGTACGTGCGCCAGCGCCGCATCCGGCGACCCATGGCCAGCTACGGCGCCAAGGCCAACACCGCGCCCATCCTCAGCCGCGCCAAGCTGCAGGACCACGACCGCCGCGGCCGCACCGACCGGCACGGCGTGCACGTGTACCAGATCGGCACCGTCAACGCCAAGCATGTCCTGTTTGCGCGCCTCGCCGCCGACCACGACGCCATGCGAGCCTGGCAAGCGCGACCGGAGAGCGACGACAAACCGGACGCGCCGCCTCGCCTCGCGCACTTCAGCGACCAACTCGACGACTCGTATTTCGACGGCCTGATCAGCGAGGTGTTCGACCCCTCCAAGAACCGGTTCGTGCGGCGCCGCGGGGCCGTGCGCAACGAGCCGCTGGACACGTGGGTGCACGCCTACGCCGCCACGCACCACCCCGAGCTGCGCCTGCACCGCGCGCGCGCCGCGGACTGGGACCGGTGGGAGGCCGAGCTGCTGGCGCGCGCCCCCAAGGCCGAGGCCGCAGCGCCGCCGGCGCCGGCCGCCAGCGACGCGCCAGCGGCCCGGCCAGCGGCCCGGCCAGCGGAGCCGGCCAAGAAGGCCGTCTGGCACGACTACCGCAACCGCAAGGCCCGCCTATGAGCATCGAACGTGTGCCGCACCCCACCCCGGCAGCTTTCCTGCGCGACCTCGCCAGCCAGGCCGCTATCCACCCGCGCGTGGAGTCCGCCGTCATCGGCGCGCTGCGCAGCGTGCTGCCCGGCGTGATCGAGGAGATCGTGCGCGAGATGTACCCTGGCGGCGAGCGCGTGCGCTTCTACACCCCCAAGGTTGGCAGCCGCAGCGCCAAGGCCGAGCGCGACCGCCGCATCTGCGCGCTGGTAGCGCCACCGTCCAAGCTGCCGCTGGCGCAGATCGCCCGGCAGGAGGGGCTCAGCCTGCGGCGTGTGCAGCAGATCGTGGCGCGAAACATTGGGCCCTGAAAGTTTCGCCGCGACCGCGGCACAGTACGACAACCCACGCTGACGGAAGGACTGCCATGCGAGTGATCATGACCGCGCCGCACAGGTCGGAGGACGGCCTGTCGATCTGGGGCGCAGGGACCACGCAGTACCCGAGCACCGCGTACGGCGCGTTTCTCGTGCTGACGGCCAGAGTGGCGACCGACCCGGACAACGAGCTCAAGCCCACGCGGGGCGTGCTGACCAATGCGGAGGCGCAGACGGTGCAGGCGCTGGCCGGCGACGGCACCGTGCAGCTTGCCGATGGCAGCGTCTACGCGCTCTCCGAAGCCTCGCCTGTCGTCACCCTGACGGCCACCGGCACGGCCTTCACCGGCGCCTGCGAATTCCGTGGGGTCAACGTCCGCGCGATCAACGGCACGCCGCAGACCGTGACGGTGTACGACAACACCAGCGCCTCCGGCACGCCGATCGCCACGTTCACGGTCAGTGCCTTGGGGTACTACTACTGGGACGGCAACATGACGACGCCGGGTGTCGGCAACGGCGCGCGGCGCGTCAACTCCACCGGCTGCCACGTGGTCATCAGCGGTGGCACGTCGCGCACGATTGACGTGGACGTCAGCGGGGTGTGAGTCGTGGCGACGTTTTACATTTTCGGCGAGCGCCCGGTCAACGGAACAGGTACGTTCGCCGACCCGTACAACGCGCCTCCGACGATGACGTCGGGTAACGAGTACCTGTTCGCGGCAGGTATCGAGTACCGCAACGTCTCGGCAACTGCCGTCAACGTCCCAGCTGGCATTTCCAACGTGACTGTTGGGTGCTACGACCCAAATACAGGCGAGCGGCTGCGCAGCGGGAGCTACAAAGCAAAGATTCGATGCAATTCTCAGTATTCCGTGCGTCTGAATACAAACTCTCACGGCGCTACGTTGGAGATGCTGGACATCACCAACGACAGCAATGTAGCAAACGCAAGAGGAATTCTGATTGGTAACAGCACTTCGCTTTTGGTGAACGACGTTACCATCAGTCAGTGCGACATCCACGATGTCGTAGGAACAGGCACATCGAATGGCGTGCAGTTCTACGGCAACAATTTGCGAGTGCTCAACACCAACATTTGGAACATTCCCGATGATGGCGTGTTTGGTTATGGAAACAATCTGACAGTGTCAAACTGCCGGATATGGGACATCAACCAAAGCCAAAACGCAGTCGGAGACTGCATCCAACTGGCAGGAGACGCCACGCTCGGATGCTCCAACCCGCGGATTGTCAACAACTATTTGGAGAACCCCAAGGGGTCGAAACAGTGCCTGATCGTCCAGGACACGTCAGGCGCAAGTTCTGGCGGTCTGATCGCTGGCAACTACATGGTTTGCAAGCAGGCCGGAGCCAGCAATCAACCGCTGTACGTGGAAATAAACGGTACCCTCATAACAAGGAACAAAATCTTCGGCGGGTACTACAACGCTTTTGTTGCTGGCAATTCGGTCGTATTCAACGTAAACCTGTGCGTTGGCGCCACCAACAACGGCCTGCACCAAAGTACGCTTGCAACAGGAATCACTGCCAGAAACAACACGGTGGCGAAAGCCGGTAATACGGGTATCAACCTTGGATCAGACGCTACGGCCGTCGCGCAGAACAACCTTATCGTAGGGTGTGGCGTCGCTGTCACCCGCAATGTTGCCTGCACGGCCAGCCACAACTGGGTCTGGCAAAACACGTCCGACGGAAACCCAGGGCCGTCCTCGCCGACAAACGACCCGCGCGTGAACGGCGATTTCATGCCGATTCCAGGCTCTCCACTGCTGACCTCCGGCGCCGATCTTGGCTACCGCCGCGACATCCGCGGCAACAAGGCGCGTAAGTTCATCGGCGCGTATGCGGCGGCGCAGCTGCGGCGCGTGTACTGACATGACCCCTACCACCGCCCGCGCCGGCGACAGCTGACGCCGGCCACGGCGTCCGGCCGAGCGCGCCTGACGCCCCGGGCCCGCGAAACTTTCGGGCCTTATTTTTTCGCGGCCCGCCCGCCACGATGCTGCGCATGCAATCGCGCATCGTTGCCGGCGACACCCTCAAGCCCCCGGCCGTCAGACTGGCGGATTACCCCGCCAGCGACGGCTGGGTGCTGCACTACCGGCTGACGCCGCGCGGCACCGGGTCGGCCATCACGTTCTCCGCCACCGCGGACGGCGACGACCACCAGGTCCAGGTGAGTGCGGCCACCACGGCCAACTGGGCCCCGGGCGCCTACACCTGCGCGGCGTGGGTGGCAAAGGGCGCGCTGCGCTACAGCGTGCCGTCCGAGGGCGGCCAGGTCACCGTCGATCCCAACCCCGCCACGCTGGCCCCCGGCACCGACACCCGCAGCGCCGCCGAGATCAACCTGGCCGCGGTGCAGGCGGTGCTCACCAACCGGGCCACCGACGGCGTGCTGGAGCACCAGATCAACGGCCGCCAGCTGCGTCTGATGGGCATGGACGAGCTGCTCAAGCTCGAGGCCAGGCTCAAGTCCGAGATCAACGCCGAAGACGTCGCCGCCGGCCGGCCGCCGCGTTTCGGCCTGGGCCGGGTGCGCGCCATCTACACGAGGATCGCATGACCGGCGCGGTGCATCACGACCTGGCCCAGGCCCCGTATCGGCCAAGCCGCGTGCTCACGCAGTTCGTGCAGGCGCGCCAAGCCGAGCGGCGCAGCCGCGACAGCGCGCGAGAGCAAGCGCGCGCCATGGCCGAGCTGCGGCGCCACGTCAGCGGCCGGCCGCTGCGCAAGGCCATGGACGCCATGCTCGCCGAGCTGCCCGAGCCGGCCTTCCCGCAGGTCAGCGGCCAGCGCGCCTTTGCGTCGCACGAGTCCCGGGCCTTTGCCGCTGCTTCAGCCGACCGGCACACCGCCGGCTGGCTGGTGTTCAACACCGGCATCAACGCCGACCTGGAGGCCGCGCTGACGTCGCTGCGCGCCCGCAGCCGGGACTGGATCATGAACACCGACATGGGCGAGCGCTACGCCGCCTTGGTGGCCGACAACATGGTCGGCAGCGAGGCGCCGCGCCTGCAGATGCGCCTGCGAATGAGGGGCGGCGAGCAGTTCGACGAGCGGCTGAACCGCGCCATAGAGGACGCCTGGGCCGACTGGTGCATGCCAGGCCGCTGCGAGCTCACCGGCCGCCTGAGCTTCGCCCAGGTCTGCCGCAGCGTGGCCGAGGGCACCGCGCGCGACGGTGAGTTCCTGCTTCGCCGCGTCCGCGACCCCAAGCTGCATCACGGCTACGCGCTGCAGATGCTGGACGTGGACCGCATCGACACCGCGCGCAACGTGGCGCCGAGCGGCGCTGGGTCCAACGGCATCCGCCTGGGCGTGGAGATTGACGCCGCCACGGGCCGCACCGTGGCCCTGTGGCTCACCAACGGCCACCCCGGAGACCGCGGCACGGGTATAGGCCCATCGCTGATCAGCGAGCGCGTGCCGGCCGATCAGCTGCTGCACGGCTTCGTGCTGCGCCGCCCCGAGCAGCTGCGCGGCTACCCCTGGGCATCGGCCGTGCTGAGGCGCGGCAACATGCTGGACGGTTTCGAGCAGTACGCCATGGTCGCGGCCCGTGTGGGCGCCTCCAAGATGGGCTTCTACGAGGTGCATCCAGACGCCGCCAACGGCGTCGAGGTCACCTGGGATCAGCTCAGGGACGCCACCGGCGAGCTGGTGCAGGACGTGGACGCCGGCATGCTGGAGGCGCTGCCGCCCGGCGTCACGTTCAAGGGCTGGGACCCAGCCTACCCGCACCAGGCGTACACGGGTTTCGTCGACGACTCGCGCCGCAGCCTGTCGGCCGGGCTCAACGTGGCGCACCACAACCTGTCGGGGAACATGACCGGCGTGAACTACAGCTCGGCGCGCATTGCCGAGCTGAGCGAGCGCCGGCACTGGCGGGCCCTGCAGCGGTGGCTGGTGGACGCCTTCGTGCGCCCCGTGTTTGCCGACTGGCTGCGCATGGCGCTGATCACGCGCTCCATCGTGCTCGACGACGGCACCCCGGTCGACGCCGGCCGCTACAGCGAGCTGCTGCGCTCCGCCGTGTTCCAACCGCCCAAGTGGGAGTGGGTGGACCCGCAGGGCGAGACCAGCTCGGCCGCGATGGAGATGACCTACGACATGCGCAGCCCGTACGCCATCTGCGACCAGATGAGCATCGATCTCGACGAGACGCTGCAGGACAAGGCCCGCCTCATGAGGCGCTACGAGCAGCTGGGCCTGCCCGTGCCGCCGTGGCTCACCGGCGGAATGCCCGTCACAGCGCCCGGCACGCCCAAGCCCAGCCCTGCGCCTGCCGACGCACAGACCACGCCACAGGAGGTCAGCGCATGAGCGCACACGCCAGCCACGGCTACTGGACGCGCGAGGACTCGCCAGCGCGCCAGCGGCTGCAGGAGGCTCTCGCCCGGTTGCAGCCCGGCCAGCGTCTGCGCCTGGCCGATGTGCTGCGCGGCCGTGTCGAGCCGGCCGACGGCGACCACGCCCAGCGCGCGGCACACGACGACGCCCCGCCGCTGGTGGAGTACACCAGCACCAGCCTGCGCGGCAAGCGCGTCGATGAGCAGACCCGCGAGGTCGAGTTCAGCTTCTCCTCCGAGGAGCCTTACGAGCGCTGGTGGGGCGTGGAGATCCTGGGCCACGACCGCGGCGAGTGCGATCTGAGCTGGGTGGCCAGCGGTCGCGCGCCGTTCCTCAACAACCACCGCAGCGACCAGCAGATCGGCGTCATCAGCCGCGCCTGGCTTGATCCGCAGACGCGGAAGAACCGCTGCGTCGCGCGCTTCGGCCGCACCGCGCTGGCCGAAGAGCAGATGGCCGAGGCGCAGGACGACATCCGCGTCAACGTCAGCGTCGGCTACGAGATCGACGAGCTCGAGCTGATCAAGAAGGAAGACGACGTCCCGACGTACCGCGTCACAGCGTGGCGCCCGCTTGAGGTGTCGCTCGTGAGCATCCCCGCGGACATGACCGTCGGCCTCGGCCGCATGGTCGAGGACGCGATCACCCCGCCGGCGCCACAGCGCGCCACTGTCCCCGCAACCCCCCGCATGGAGCACACCATGGAAACCACGACCCAAGCGCCCGTGCAGGGCGACGCCGCGTTCCGCAAGAACGTCGAGACCATCCAGCGCCTGGCGCGCGAATACGGCGAGTGGCTCAAGCCCACCGACGTGGGCGACGCCATCGCCAACGGCGCCGACGCCGAGCGCTTCCACGACTTGATCCTCCAGCGCCTGAAGACCAGCGCCACCGACGCCACCACGCTGGCCGGCATCGGCGCCACGCCGAAGGAGGCGCGGCGGTACAGCTTCATGCGCGCGATCCAGGCCCAGATGCAGGGCCACGGCCCCAGCGTCGACGCCGGATTCGAGCGCGAGGTCAGCCAGGCCATCGCCAAGATGACCGGCCGCGAGGCCGAGGGCATCTTCGTCCCCGCCGACGTGATGTTCAGCGACCTGCACGGCCGCGAACCCGGTGAGAAGCGCGACTTCAACGTCGGCACCGCGAACCAGGCCGGTAACCTCGTGCAGACCACGGTGGACGCCGCCATGTGGACCGACGTGCTGCGCCCGGCCCTGGTGCTAATGCAGGCCGGCTGCACCGTGCTGCCGGGCCTGCGCGGCAATCTGGCCGTGCCGCGCAAGACCGTGGCCGGCACCCTGGGGATGCTGACCGAAGTGGCGGCAGCCACCGAGACGCAGCCCACCACCGCGCTGCCGGTGCTCACGCCCAAGCGCGTCGCCTCGTACGTCGAGCCCAGCAAGCAGGCCATCATCCAGAGCGAGATCGGCATCGAGGCCATGCTGCGGCAGGACCTGGTGGACGGCGCTGCGGTCCTCATGGAGGACCAGGGCATCAACGGCAACGGCAGCGGTGCCAACGCGCGCGGCATCCGCAACGTCTCGGGCATCGGCAGCGTTGTCGGCGGCACCAACGGCGCGGAGCTGGCCTGGACCCACGTTGTCGGGCTGGAGAGCGCTGCGGCCAATGCCAACGCCGTCAACACCAGCCGCAGCGGCTACCTCACCAACACCAAGGTCCGCGGCAAGGCCAAGGTGGTGCAGAAGGCAGCCAATTTGCCCTTCATCTGGGACGACGGCGACTTCCCCCTCAACGGCCACCGCGCCATGGTCACCAACAACGTGCCGAGCAACCTGACCAAGGGCAGCAGCTCGGGCATCTGTTCGAGCATGGTCTTCAGCGCGGACTGGAGCATGTTCGTTCTGGGCCTGTTCGGCGGCCTGGACGTCACCGTCGACCCGTACAGCCTGGCCGCCACCGGCCAGGTGCGCATCACGCTCAACCAGTTCTTTGACTGGCTGTGCCGCCAGCCCGGTGCGTTCTCAAGCATCGACGACCTGCTGACCACCTGACCCACAGCCACAGGAGCACACGCACATGGACAAGCAAGCCAAGCCCGTCGACATCGTCTGCGTCGACGCGTTCAAGTTGGACGGCCGCCACGTCGGGGTCGGCGAGGTCATCGAGCAGGTGGACCCCGAGCTGGCCAAGGAGCTGGCCGGCCAGGGCCGCGCGCGCCTGGCCACCGACGAGCACAAGGCCGCGTGGAAGGCCATGCAGGCCCCCAAGAAGGCCAAGGCCGAGGCGCCGGCCGCGGCCTGAGCGTGGAGCGCAGGCGGTGGCTGTCGTCGAGGATTTCGGCGTCTACCTGCGCGCCTGGGGCGTGGAGGGCACGCTCGCCGGGCAGCCGGTGCGCGTGATCTTCGACGACCCCGGCGACACCGCGGGCGGCATGAGCGTGCGCGAGCCGCAGGTCCAGCTGCCCACGGCCGACGTGCCCGCCGACTACCTCGACGCCGTGCTGCAGATCCCCCAGGGCAGCTACCGCGTGCGCGAGCACCTGCCGGACGGCACAGGCTGGTCGGTGCTGCTGCTCACCAACGCCTGACCGAGGACACCGCCGTGACCGCGTTCCTCCAAATCCCGCAGGCCGTCGTGACCGCCCTGGCGCAGCCGCCTGCCATAGCGCCCGGGCGCGTGCGCATCGGCCGCGAGGTGGCCATGCCGGCGACTTGGCCGCATGCGATCGACGTGGTGCTGGACAGCAGCCGCGGCCAGGCCATCACGCTGGACGGCGGCACCGTGCGCTGGACCAGCCTGGTGGGCCTGCGGCTGCGCGTGCGCGCTGCACCCGGCGTGCACGGCATCCAGGCGCCCGATGCGCTGCTCGCGGCCGTGTTCGAGCGCCTGTCCACCACGCAGCCGCCCAACGGCGTCATGCGGTGGCAGCTGCAGCCCGACATCCGATGGGATGTCGAGGAGGCAGACAACACCGTCACGCTGGTTGACCTGGTGCTGCGCGTGACCCACCTCACCGGAGGCGATTTGCTCGCCGCCTGACCACCCCCACCACAGGAGCAAACATCATGGCCTTCATCCTCGCCTCAGGCACCGCGGTTTCCATCGCCAGCGCCTACGGCCCCTCCAAGAACATGACCGCGCTGTCCAACGCCACCAATGCAGTGGCCACGCTGGAGGCGTCGCATGGCATCGTGGTCGGCGACATCATCGAGATCAAGAGCGGCTGGCCCAAGGTTGACAACCGCGTCATGCGTGTCAGCGCGGTCAACACCAACGACGTGACGATCGAGGGCCTCAACACCTCCAACACCGCGCAGTTCCCACCCGGCGGCGGCGTTGGCAGCGTGCGCAAGATCTCGACTTGGACGGCGCTCAGCCAGATCGCGCAGGAGATCTCGTCCAGCGGCGGTGAGCAGCAGTACACGACCATTCGGCTCCTCAGCCAAGAGGACGAGATCGCGCTGCCAACCACTCGTACGCCAATCACGCTGACGCTGCCCGTGTACTACGACCCAGTGCAGTCGTTCCTGGGCCCCGTGCGCGCCGCGCGCGACAGCAAAACCCCGGCCGCCTTGCGCATGATCTTCCCCAACGGCGCCAGGCTCAACGGCAATGCGTACTGGGGCCTCAACGACGTGCCCAGCGTGCGTGATGGCGTGCTGACGACGGACATCACGCTCAACTTCGCCGCGCAACCCATGCTGTACGGCAGCTGATGGGCGCGCTGCGACTGGTGCCGGCCGCCACGTTCGACGCGCCGGTCAAGCTCACCGTCGCCGGCTCACCCGAGCCGGCGGTGGTCATCTTCGTCTTCGCGCGCAAGAGCAAAAGCGAGCTGCGCGCGTGGGTGGAGTCCGGCGCAGAGCGCAGCGACCCGGATTTCCTCGGCGAGGTGGTCAAGGGCTGGCGCGCCGGCGTGGTCGACGAGCACGATCAACCCGTGCAGTTCTCGGCCGAGGCCTTCGCGGCGCTGCTGGACCGCTACCCCGCCGCCGGCGGCGAGATTTACCAGCAGTACATGGCCGCCTACCATGAGGCGCGGACAAAAAACTGAGGGCGGCGGCCCGGGCGCTGCTGTCCGGGCCGCCTGGCACTGCGCCTGGCGATGCAGACGCCATTGCGTGGCTGGGCCTGCCGCCGCAGGCCTTGGCACAGCAGCACGAGGTGCCGGTATGGCCGGAGGACATGGCCGCAGTGCGCGTCTTCTCCGCCGCCATCACGCAGTGGCGCATGGGGCCCATGTTGCCCGTGGGGCTGGACTACCCGGCCGTGTTCGCCATCGCGCAGCGCCTGGGCCTGCGCTGCGCCGCGCGGGAGGTGCAGGCGCTGCAGGTGATGGAGGCCGCTGCGCTGGAGTGGTTTGCCGAGCGCGCAAAGCCGCGGTGAGGTCGTGACGTGCAAGCCGTCCAAGAGGCCGTCACCCGCATCAGGCTGGACACGTCCAGCATCCAGCCTGCCGCGGCCCAGGCCAGCCGCGCCATAGGCTCCATCGGCCAAAGCGCGCAGGTCAGCGCGGCGCAGACGCGCAACGCCATGCGCCAGCTGCCTGCGCAGTTCACCGATATCGCCACCCAGCTCGCCAGCGGTCAAAGCATCGGCCTTGTCCTGCTGCAGCAAGGCGGGCAGATCCGCGATGCGTTCGGCTCCATCGGCGGGGCGCTGCGAGGCATCGCGAGCCTGTTGTCGCCAGTGCGCCTGGCTCTGCTGGGCGTGGCTGGGGCGGCGGCATCGGTGGCGGCGGCCTTTTCCTCGGCGTCGCGCGAGCAGGACGCCATCGTGCGGGGCCTGGTGCTCTCTGGCAGGGCGGCCGGCGTCACGGCCGATCAGGTCAACGAGATGGCCCGCGCGCAGGACAGGCTGGCGGGCACCCGCAGCGAGGCGGCCGCTGCGCTCACGACGCTGGCATCCTCCGGCGCGGTGGCCGCGGCGCAACTGGCAGGCGCCACGGACGCCGCCATCCGGATGCAGCGCGCCGGCGGCCCGGCCGTGCAGGACACGGTCAAGAAGTTCATCGAGCTCGGGCGCGACCCCGTGGGCGCCGTTGCGCGCTTGAACAGGGAAGAGAACTTCCTGACCGAGTCCGTCTACAAGCAGATCCGCGCGCTGGAGGAGAGGGGCCAGCGATTCGAGGCCGCCGCGGTGGCGCAGGAGGCGTACACCCGCGCCACGCTGGCGCGCGCGGCCGAGCTCGAGGAGCAGCTTGGCTCCATCCAGCGGCTGTGGCGCAGCATCACCGACGCCGCCAAGGAAGCATGGGACGAGATGCTCAAGATCGGCCGTCCCCAGACGCTGCAGCAGCAGCTGGATGCGGCGATCAAGCAGCTGGAGGCCATTGACGCCGAGCCGCGCCGCGGCGCCAATCCGCTGCAAGGACAGGCGCGCCGCGAGGCGATGCGCCAGCGCATCGACGACCTGCGCCGCCAGATCTACGAGGCGGGCGAGATGGCCGCCGCCGAGCAGGCCAAGGCGCAGCGCGTGCAGCAGGCAATCGACGACGAGCAAAAGCGCCGCCGCGAGCGCGCGCCGGCCACTGGCGCCCGCAGGCTGGACGCCGTCGGCCTGGACGCCGCGGCCAAGGACGCGATGGCCGCCATCAACAGCCTCGACGAAACCAAGCTCGAGGCGCTCAGTGCGCAGCTGGACAAGCTGTTCGAATACCGCGCCACAGGCCTCTTCGGACCAGAGATCGACGCCGCCATCCAACGCACGCGCGATCAGTTCGTCGAGCTCGCAGACAAGATCCGCGCGGCCAGTCTGCCACCTCCGCTGCCCAACTACAAAAGCGAGTTCCTGCGCAGCGAGAAGGCCGCCTACGAGGAGACCGAGCGCTTCCTGCGCGAGCAGGGCGAGCGCGCCGCCGCTGAGCTTGCCAGAATCGCCGAGAAGGCGCGCGAGAATTTCCAAAGCGCCATTGGCGACGTGTTCATGAGCGCCTTCCAGGGTCAGTTCCGGAGCATCGAGCAGCTGTGGAAGACCACTGTGCAGCGCATGGTGGCCGAGGCCGCTGCGGCCGACCTCACGGCCTGGCTGTTCGGCAAAGGCAAGGGCGGCAACCTCGCGGGCATGTTCGAGGGCTGGGGCGCCATGTTGTCTCGTGGCCTTGCAGCCATCTTTGGCGGCGCCAGAGCCAGCGGCGGACCGGTGCAAGCTGGTCGCGCCTACCTGGTCGGCGAGCGCGGTCCTGAGCTGCTGGTGATGGGTGGGCGCGACGGCCATATCGTCCCCAACGACGCAATCCAGCGTACACGCGAGCAGCTCGTCGAGCGAGGCGACGAGAGGTCGGCTGCTCGTCTCTTGGCCGCGCTGTCCGACCCCAAGAGCGAGACCGTGCGCACTCAGAGGGCCGGCTACGAGGAGCGTGACCGCACCGCTTGGCTGTTCGGCAAGGGCGGCCTGCTGTCCAAGGGCTTTGCAGCCGTCTTTGGCGGCCACAGAGCCAGCGGCGGACCGGTGCAGGCAGGCAAGACCTACGTGGTGGGCGAGCGCGGTCCAGAGCTGCTGGTGATGGGTGGGCGCGACGGCCATATCGTCCCCAACGACGCAATCCAGCGTACACGCGAGCAGCTCGTCGAGCGAGGCGACGAGAGGTCGGCTGCTCGTCTCTTGGCCGCGCTGTCCGACCCCAAGAGCGAGACCGTGCGCACTCAGAGGGCCGGCTACGAGGAGCGTGACCGCACCGCTTGGCTGTTCGGCAAGGGCGGCCTGCTGTCCAAGGGCTTTGCAGCCGTCTTTGGCGGCCACAGAGCCAGCGGCGGACCGGTGCAGGCAGGCAAGACCTACGTGGTGGGCGAGCGCGGTCCAGAGCTGCTGCTGATGGGCGGGCGCGGCGGTCATATCGTCTCCAACGCGGCGCTGGCAGGCGGCGGCGTGGTGGTCCAAACCAGCACCACCAACCATATCGACTCGCGCACCGACCAGGCCACCATCGCACAGCTGCTGGCGGCGCAGGGCCGGCGGACGGAAGAGAACATCTGGCGCCAGCTGCGTGCACGCGGTCTGGCCTGACGCGCGATGGCCATCATCACCTGGCCCACTGATCTGATCCCGGCGCCCGGCAGCGGGTTCGGGCAGCGGCGCTACGACGTCAGCCACGGCAGCGACACCACCGGCGCAAGGCAAGACCGCGTGCTGGCCCCGCCGCGCTGGCAGCTGAGCATCCTGCAGCCAGATCTGCTCACGCCAGAGCAGGCTGGCCGCTGGCACGCGCTGGTGCTGAGCCTGCGCGGTCGCGTCAACCACCTGGCGTGCTGGGATTTCGGGCGACCGGTGCCGCTGGGCACGCTGCGCGGCACGCCCACGCTGGGCGCCGCCGCCGCGGCGGGCGCCACCAGCATCGCCATTGCCGGCGGCGGCAGCAACGCCGGCGCCACGCTGCTGGCCGGCGACATGCTGCAGCTCGGCACGGGCCTCGGCACCAGCCAGGTGGTAATGGTGATGGCCGACGCCACCGCAGACGGCAGCGGCGACATCGCCTCGCTGAGCATCGAGCCGCCGCTGCGCGTGGCGCAGGCCAACGGCAACCCGGTGACCTGGCAGCGCCCGCTGGCGTATTTCAAGCTCACCGGCGGCAACACGACCTGGGGCTGGGAAGCAGGGCCGGAGCGCCCATACGGCACCGGCCTGAGCCTGGACCTGCTGGAGTACTGGTCATGATCGACATGGGCACCACGCAGCACCAGGCGGCCGTGACCGGCGCGGCGTGGCTGGTGCAGCTCGACTTTGCCTCTGGCGTGCAGCGTTTCACCACCTTCCCCCACACGCTCCATGTGGACGGCTACAACTGGCTGGGGCTGGGCGCCGTGACCAGCGTCGGCAGCGTGACCGAGAGCGAGGAGGTGCAGGCCGACGCGCTGGTGATCAGTCTGTCGGTGGTGGACACGGCGCTGATTGCGCTGAGCCTGGGCAACGTCGAGGGCTACCGCGGCCGGCGCGCGGACGTGTACCTGCAGCTGCTGACGGCCACCTATCAGCCCATCGGCCCCAAGCGCCGGCGCTGGAGCGGCCTGATGGACCGCGTGGAGATCCGCCGCGCGTCGGGCGACGACGGGAGCACCGGCACCATTGAGCTGCGGTGCGTGCGCGCCGGCATCGCACGCATGCGCAACGCCCAGGGCTTGCGCCTCACGCACGAGCAGCAGCTGCGCCGTTTTCCCGGCGACACGGGGTTGCGCTACGTGCGCACGCTCATCGAGCAGCCGGCGCTGTGGCTGTCGCGGGCTTTCCTCCAGCGCTAGCTCCATGGCCAGCACGCTGGAGGAGTACATCATGGCCTGGCCGGGCTTTGACTGGGCACAGTCCAACTGCGCGCACTTCGCGGCCGGCTGGGCCGCGCCGCAAGCACTGCAGGGAGTGACCATGCCGGCGTGCGCGCGCGGTGTGCGCCAGACCCTGCGTGCCTTGGGCGCGCGCAGCCTGCGTCAGGCCGTGAGCGCACGGCTTGGCGCCGAGATCCAGCCTGCCATGGCCAGGCGCGGCGACGTGGTGCTCAGTGGCCGCACGCTGGGCCTGTGCGTGGGCCGCCTGGCCGCGCTGCCGCTGCGCGATGGCGCTGGCGTGGCCTTCGTGCCGATGGGCAGCGTGGACGCAGCATGGAGGCGGCCGTGAGGCGCCGCTGGTGGCTGCTGCCCGTCTTGGCAGGTGCCGCGCTGCTGGCGCCAGGCCAGGCGCTGGCCGATCCCATCAGCATCGTGGCCACCCTGGCGCCCTATATCGGCGGCGCCGCGGCTGCGGCCGTCGCCACGGTGGCGACCTTCGTCGCCACGTATGGCGGCTACATCTACGCCGCCTATTCGGTGTATGGCGGCATACAGGCCCGGCGCGAGGCCAAGAGGGCAGCGGCACTTGCGCGCCGCCAGTACAACGACAGCCTGCAGGACCGCATGGTGACCACCCTGCGGGCCGACCCGCCGTGGCGCATCGTCTACGGCCGGGCGGTGGTGGGCGGCGACATCGTGGCCGTGCTCACCAGCGACAAGACCGGCGTGACCAACAGCGGCGGCACCTACACCAAGCCCGACGCGCTCAAGCACCTGGTGATCGTGCTCGCCGCGCACCAGGTACACGCGATACACGAGGTGATGATCGACGGCATCCCAGTCGGCCCGCTGGACGGTGACGGCTGGGCCACCAGCGGAGAGTTCGGCAGCCAGACCCAGGACGTGTACCAGGAGCGCGAGGTCGCCGCCGGCGCGACCGTCACCTTCCCCGCCGCGCCCACCGTGCTGGCCGCCGGGTACAACGGCCCGGGCGACACCGGCTGGATCAGCACCACGTACAGCGTGGCGGGGAACTCAGTCACCAACACCGACCAGGTGACGGCCACCATCAGCGTGCGCTACACGCAGACGCTGCCCAGGGTGCGGGTGGAGAAGTTCGTGGGTACCGACAACCAGGCCGCCAGCGCGTACCTGCAGAGCGTGTGCCCGGCCGAGTGGACGGCCAACGACCGTCTGCGCGGCCTGGCCGGCGTGGTGGTGACGCTGGACCTCGAGGAGCCGCGCTTTCAGGGCGGCCCGCCCCCGCTGACGTTCGACGTCTCCGGCCGCCTGTTGTATGACCCGCGCACCCACACCACGGCCCACAGCGACAACCCCGCGCTGGTGATCCGCGACTGGCTGACCGCGCCCTTCGGGCTAGGCGTCGCCGCCGCCGACGTCGACGACGCCAGCGTCATCGCAGCGGCCAATGCGTGCGACGAGATCATCAGCCTGACCGTAGGCAACGACACCAGCAACGGCGCGCGCTACACGTGCAACGGCTCCGTCACCACTGACAGCGCACCAGAGGCCGTGCTCGAGGACCTGGCGCTGTGCATGGCCGGGACCGTCACGCATACAGGCGGTCTGTGGGTCGTCAATGCGGGCGTCTACACCGTGCCGGTGCTGGCGCTCACGGAAAACATCAAGGCCGGCCCCATCGAGGTGGTGCAGGCCGGCGCCGGCTACGAGAGCCTGTTCAATGGCGTCCGCGGCACGATGGTCGAGCGCGGCCGCGCCGTGCTGTCGGAGATCGACCCGTACAGCAACGCCGCCTATGTCGCGGCCGACGGGCAGGAGCTGTGGGTCGACCGGCAGTTCAACTGGACCGACAACCGCGCCCGGGCGCGCAACTTGGCGCGCATCTGGACCGAGCAGAACCGCGAGGGCCTGGTGATCCGCTACCCGGCCATGCTGCACGCCTGGCCGCTGGTGGTGGGCGACCGCGTCACCGTCACCGACGCCGAGCACGGCTGGTCGGCCAAGGTGTTCCGGGTCACCGACTGGCAATGGAGTCTGGACAGCGCCGTGCTGCTGACGCTGCAAGAGGACGGCGCCAGCATCTACGATCTGGCCGACGCCGCCACGGCTGACAGCCTGCCCAACACCGGCCTGCCAGACCCTTTCGGAGCGCCGCCAGCCGTGACAGGCCTCGCAGCCAACAGCGGCGGCGGTCAGCAACTGCCGCTGGGCAACGGCACGATCGTCGACCGCGTGCTGGTGAGCTGGGCGCCCATCTCCAGCGCCTACGTCACGCAGGGCGGCCTGGTGGAGCTGCGCTGGCGGCGCCTGGACGCGGACGCCATTGACGCCTGGCGCACCGTGCAGGCGCCCGGCGACGCGACGCAGGAGTACCTGGTCGGCGCTCGTGCAGGCGACATGATCGTGATCGGCGCTACCGCAATCAACAGCTTGGGCGTGCGAGGGACAGAGACGCTGCTCACGCACGTGGTAGCGGCCCGCCCCCCGACAACCCTGGCCGACGTGGACAGCGCGGCGAGCACAAAGTTGGCAGGCATCCAGGCCGGCGCCACGCGCAACCTCATCTGGCGCCAGGGCAGTGCGCCCACGGTGGGCGTGACCGACGGCGACGTGTGGTTTGACACCAGCGCCGACAACCGCCAGTACGCGCGCATCGGCGGCGCGTGGGTCAGTGTGCGCGACGCCGGCATCGCGCAGGCGCAGGGCGACGCCGCGCAGGCCATCATTGACGCGGCCAACGCGCAGGTCACGGCCGACAGCAAAGTTAAGACCTTCGCGCAGGCCAGCCCGCCCACCGCCACGGGCGTGGGGGACCTGTGGATGGACACCGACGACGGCAACCGGCTGTACCGCTGGACGGGGTCGGCGTGGGCGGCGCAGCTCATGGGCACCGGCGCCATCGCCCCCGGCGCCGCCACGGAGGTGTTCGGCGCATTCGACGCCGGCCCGCGCACGGCCACCAACAACGCCGCCCCGGTCAACGTGGTGGCCGCCGCGGCGTGCCACATCATCGTCACGGTCACGGTCAACGCCCAGTGCGTCAACAGCACCGGCTCGACCAAGTATCGCAACGCCATCGTCAGCGTGTACGGCTACGGCGACAGCCTGGGCGGCGGCACGACCTACGACTCGCGGTTCATCAGCCGCAACATAGCCAACGGCGAGACGCAGCGGGAGAGCTACACTGCGAGCTACACGTTCACCAACATCGCGGCGGGCGCGGACAACACCTTTTCGGCATCCGTCACCGGCACGACGGGGGCCACCATCGACACCGAGTTTACCGACATCCGCGTGCGCGTGGAGGTCATCTACCGATGAGCGCCGCTGCCTGGATCATTGGGGTGCACTTGGCCACGGCGCATGCGGCGCCCGGGCTCGAGCTGCACACCGCGGGCGTGTATGCGGTGGCGCCCGGGGGGCTCACCGCCGGGGCGCTGCGCAACAGCCACGGCCGCGGCTCCCTGTACCTGGCGCACACATGGCAGCGCGGCCCCTGGGGCCTGACGGCAGGCGCCATCACCGGCTACCCGGCGCGCCCGGTGCTGCCCATGCTGGTGCCCAGTGTGCGGGTGCCGCTGGGGAGTGGCGCGGCGGCCCGCCTGAGCTACCTGCCGCGAGTGCCGCGCTACGGCAGCAGCGCGGCGGTGCACCTTTCGCTAGAATTCGCGCGATGATGCTGCCCATGCTGCCCCACGACAAAGCCAACCACGCCCTGTACGGCGCCGCGCTGGCCGCGCTGGGCGGACTGCACAGCGTGGCGCTGGGCGCGCTGCTGTGCGCGGCCGGCAGCATCGGATGGGAGGTGGCGCAGCGCCTGCGCCGCAAGGGCACGCCGAGCGTGCGCGACGCGCTGGCCGGCATTGCCGGCGGTGCGCTTGTACTGCTGCCGCTGGCGGCGTGGCGGCTGGGGTGGGTGGGCTGAAGCGATGGCTGGCCGGCGTGGTGCTGGCCCTGGAGGTGCATGCCGCGAGCGCGGCCGACGCGCACCCGCTGGACATCCCGCTGCGCGACTACCTGCTGGTGTTGGCTGTCAGCGTCGGCGGCGGCCTGGTCAGCTGGTACGGGCGCGTGCGGCGCGGCGAGGCGTCGGCTTGGAGTCTGGTCAACGCCATCGGCGAGACATGCACCAGCGCCATGGCCGGCCTGCTGGTGTTCTGGATCGCCAAGTACATGGACACGCCCGAGCTGCTCACCATCGCCTTGGTGGGCATCGCCGGGCACATGGGCGGCCGGGCGATCTCGACGCTGGAGGACTGGGCGCAGCACCGCATCGGCATCACCAAAAGCCGGGGTGAGCAATGATCACGGTGGCGCGCCTGATCGCGGCCGGCATCGCGCCCACGCAGGCGCGGATGTTTGCCGCGCCGCTGGCGCGCGCCTGCAGGCGCTTCGACATCACCACGCCGGCCCGCATCGCCGGCTTCGTGGCGCAGTGCCGCGTCGAGTCGGCTGGTTTCACGCAGCTCGAAGAGTCCCTCTACTACCGCTCGCCAGAGCGGCTGCTGCAGATTTTCCCCAGCCGCATCAAGACGCTGGCCCAGGCACAGACCCTGGTGCGCAACCCGCAGGGCTTGGCCAATGTGGTCTATGCCAACCGGCTCGGCAACGGCGACGAGGCCAGCGGCGATGGATGGCGCTACCGCGGCCGAGGCCTCAAGCAGCTGACAGGCCGAGCCAACTACGCCGACGCGGCGCAGTCGCTGGGCCGGCCCTACGTCGAGCAGCCGGACCTGGTGGCGCAGCCAGACGACGCATGCCTCACCGCAGCGTGGTACTGGCACACCCACAAGTGCAACGTCTTGGCCGACAGTGCGCAGTGGGACGCCATCACGCGCGTGGTCAACGGCCCGGCCATGCTGCTAGCCGACCGGCGCAAGCAGTACGCCGAAGAGGGCGTGCAGGCGTTCGCGTGATGCTGCCATCGGGCCGCGCCATGCTCGCCATCGCGGCCGTGGCCGCCGGCGCGGCCGGGTTTGCCGGCGGCTGGGCCTGGCGCGGCGCGATCGCCGAGCGCGAGCAGGCCGAGGCCGCAGCCCACACTGCCACCCTGCGCGAGCAGGCCATGCACGCGGCGCTGGTGGAGACCACGCGGCGCGTCAACCAGGCACAGGAGATCGCCCATGCTGCCGACCGCAAGCTCCGCCAGGCGCGCGCCGATGCTGCTGCTGCCGATGCTGCTGCTGGCAGCCTGCGCGAGTACGCCTCAGCCCTCGCCGCCCGTGCCGCCGCCTGCGATCCCGCCGCTGCCGTCGGCAGCTCGCCAGCCTCCGATGCCGGACTGGTGCTCGCCCACATGCTCGGCCGGCTGGAGGCGGCTGGTCGAGACGCTGCTGCCGCAGCAGACGCCGCCCACGTCGCCGGCAGCGCCTGCGAGCGGGCCTACGATGCGCTGACCCAGGCCAAGACGCAGTAGGCGCGTGGCGCATCAAGCCGGCCTATTGCATCCGGCGCCGACATAGAAAAATCTCATGGCGCTGTGGGTTGACGCGCGGCGCGGCGTGGCCTATAGTGCGGACATGCGCAGGGCAATAGGGCCCGCGCAAGATGGCGAAGGAGGCCACAATGAGCAAGTCCAGCACCACCCCCAGCATCGCGGCGATCCGCCGCGCCCTGCGCGCCGAGTTCGGCGCGCGGAAGTACCGCATCACCCGCGAGGGTGAAGTGCATGTCTACGGCCCGATGACCAACGCGGAGCACATCATTGGGTGGGCTCTGTTCGGCCACCTCCGCGAAAAGCAGCTGTTGCTGGACCTCGACCTGATCCGCTACGGAGAGTGACGTGCCGGCCGCCTGAGCGCGGCCAGATCATCAACCAGCGCCGGCACAGGCCGGCGCTACGTGGCAAGGAGACCACCGTGAGATTCGCAATCATCGAAACCTACACCGGTCACGTCTGGGGCGTCGTGGACGCCGAAACTGCCGAAGCCGCCTGCGCGGCGGTGGACCAGCAAACTGACCCCAGCGCCCGCATCGGCGGGCGCTACGAGCGCGTCCCCGCCAGCGAGGCGCGGACGACCCGCTGCCTCTACGACGTGCGGGTCGCCCCGCCGGGGTTCGAGTTGGAGGACGGCCCCGACGAGGACGTCCTCGCCGCGGTGGAGGCCCTGCCTCGGGCGGGCGTGTACGCATGGGTGGGAGACGACGAATGAGCCGCCTCCTCGCCGAAGCCGGCGAGGCCCTCTACGGCCCCCGCTGGCAGTGCGAGCTGGCACGCCAGCTCGGCGTGTCAGACCGCACCATGCGCCGCTGGGCGGCCGGCACGCACGCCGTGCCGCCTGGCGTCTACGTCGACCTCCTGCGGCTGACGCAGGAGCGCGCCGCCCTGCTGGACGCGCTCGCGCCGCGGCTGCGCGAGGCCGGGTAGCCTTCCGCGCCATGCCTGGCCATGCCCTGCCTGGCCACGCCCGGCCATGCCCAGCCCGGCCCTGCCAAGCCGGCCTCGCCCCGCCCAGCCGTGCCCTGCCCCGCCTTGCCGCGCCCCGCCCAGCCGCGCCATGCCTGCCTCGCCAAGCCTCTCCCTCCCGCGCCCGGCCTCGCCAAGCCAGGACTTGCCTGCCTTGCCGCGCCGGGCCGTGCCCGGCCAAGCCGCGCCAGGACCCGCCTTGCCTAGCCTGCCGCGCATCGCCTTGCCACACCGGGCCTAGCCAGTCCCTGCTAGGCCGCGCCTGCCTCGCCCGGCCGCGCCCAGCCGCGCCCGGCCATGCCCAGCCCGGCCCTGCCAAGCCGGCCTCGCCCCGCCCAGCCGTGCCCTGCCCCGCCTTGCCGCGCCCCGCCCAGCCGCGCCATGCCTGCCTCGCCAAGCCTCTCCCTCCCGCGCC